TTGTCTTTGTTGCGTGTGAAAATGCCATGTCCATTTCCTACTGAAGAAGCACCAGCATCAGTTGACATTTGTCGTCTACATGCATTGAACTTGACACTGACTGGAAACAATACACCAGTTTGTTGGAATGTAGGAATTCCACTGGAATGTGGTGAAGGTTGGGCTGCAAGAATTCAACCAAATGAAATCATTGCATGTTCAGCATACACATCAAGTGAAACTGCAACATTTGTTTTCAATAACAATATGCAATTTCAAATCTAATAATTAAATGATCACAAAAATGAATGAACTGATTGAAAGAACTTGTCCGATGACTATTTTGTTGAATGTTTCTGCAATAGGAATTTCATTGACTGATCTGGAAATGTCTTTGAAAATAATTTCCTACACTGCTGCAATTGTGTGGACTATTATCAAGATCACAAAAGAAATCAAATTCTGGAACGATAAAACAAAATAAGAATGGCAAAAATGGCTGCATTTGTTTATAGAAAAAACAAATCAAAAAAAAGAAAAGGAGTTCATGCGAAATCAAAGACTTCAAAAAACAAAGGATCTGACAACTATGTCAAGAAATACAATGGTCAAGGAAGATGACAGAAAAAATGTTTGAAATTCTAGAAAATTATGGCTTGTCAGTTGCATTGCTCATTGCATGTCTTTATTGTTTATATCAATTTTTCTGGTTTTCAATTCGTGAAGTCAAACAAACTTTCACAAAAAAGCATGAAGATAATGCAGAAAAAATGGAACGACTGATCAAAAGCATTGACAAGATCAACACAAAGATCAACACTTTGATGCAGTTAATTGTTAAAAAATAAAAATGGCAAACTACAAATTTTTGATCATTCATTGTTCTGCAACTTATGAAGGTGACGACATAAGACCAGAAACCATCAAAGAATGGCACATGGGAAAGAATGGTCGTGGCTGGTCAAGGGTTGGATATTCTGATGTCATCACAATCGATGGTGCATTGCACAATCTACATTTTGCAAAAGGATCAAATCCATACGATGATTTCATTGAAAGTTCAGAAATGACATGGGGTGTGAAAGGTCAGAATTCACATTCAAAACATGTTTGCTATATTGGTGGACTATGTAAAAAAACAAAAGAACCGAAAAACACTATGACTGAAGAACAATCGAAAACACTTGAAATCTACATCAAACATGAAATCTTGAGAAATCCAGATGTTCTTGTTGCTGGTCACAATCAATTTTCAAACAAAGCATGTCCATCATTTGTTGTTTCGGACTATTGTTGCAAAATAGGTTTGACCATGAAAAATGTATATTTCGACAAAAAAATTGATAATTCAAAAAAAAAATAGAATATGAAAGTGTTGAAAATGTTACAATCAAAAAGATTCTTGGTGACTTTGTTCATGATGTTGTCATGGCTATTCTTCGGATATTTCGGAATCAAAGAAGGGACAAACATGTCTGAATTTGCAGCTTATTTTGCTGCATTGTCACCATTTGTGATCGGCTACATCTATGGTGAAACAAAAAGATCTTCTGGAACACAAAACTTTTGTGAATGCAAAAAATAGTCTTCATCTTGATCTTTGCATTTTTGATTTCAAGTTGTTGCACAACTAGAGTTTGCGAAATTGATCGTGCAGAAAAAAAGATCTTGAAGTTGACTGAAAAGTTTCCAGAACTATTGAAAAATGACACAATTGTTTTTCATGATACAATTCAAATTGAATCAGTTCAAGTTGACACATCTTTTGTTGAAGATCCATTTGTTGATCAAGACACAATCATTGTGATCAAAGACAAAGTGACTATCAAATACATTCGCAAAGATTCAATGATCTATTTGTCTGGTGAATGTGAAGGTGACACAATATACATCGAAAAAGAAATTCCAGTTGACAATGTTGTTGTTCGTGAAAGAACTTTTGCAGAAAAAGCAAAAGAATGGACATATCTTCTTTTTGCAGTGGCTGCATTGTTGTTGGTTGTCAGAATATTTTTCAAAGATGTTTTCAAAATCTTCAACATATTCAAGTGATGGTTGTCAACATTCACTTGTTCATTGATAGTCAAGCAAATATGTTTCAAGTGATAAAAAATTCTTTTACTTTGATGTCATGGCATTGAAAAACAAAAAGCAGAATCGTCCACACTGGGACGAAAATCTTGCACCACTGATCAATGATCTTCGAAAGTTTCCGAAAGCAATTCAATCACAATGTTTGTCTGCTGCAATAAAATACGCAAAGAAGGGTGGTGAAATTCAAATTGATCAAACAAAAGACAAACAAACAATCACTTCACCGAAGTCTTCAAGAATCAAAACACTTGATGATCTGATTCGTGTGTGTAAAATAGACACATCAATCTGGAATGTTGATCGATATGTTGTGAACAAATGGGAAGTCGGATCACAAGTTGATGGTCAGATCATTGTTGAACCATTGTTTCAAGTCAAAGCATGGTTGAAAAAATCAACTGAAATTTTTGAATTGAAAAGGATCAGACAAGAAATCATTGATGATGTCAAATCTTTTGCACCTAATTACAAAAAAATAAAATACAAAAAACAAGATCATGGTCAATTGATGGAAGTGAACATCTTTGATCTACATTTCGGAAAACTTTGCTGGGGAAAAGAAACTGGTGACAACTATGACATCAAAATTGCCACCAGAAGGTTCATTGATGCCATTTCAGCAATGATTGAAAGATCGAAAGGGTTTGACATCAAACAAGTTGTTTTTCCC